GCAGCTGCTGTAACAGACTCTTCTGGAGATGTGACAAGCATAACTTTAAATTCAAGTTTTAATACATTAGCATACACTAAAGTAGGTCGCCAAGTTTATGTTGGAGGCACACTAGTTATAAGTTCTTTCAGTGGTAGTTGGGGATCTGGTCAATGTCGAATAAGTTTACCGTTTGCAGTTGCTGATTTAACTGATCGTGCAGGAGGAGGAACAGGAACAATAGGAACTTACAGTGTTGATTTTACAGCAGGAACAGCACCATATTTGGTGTGCAGTGAAGGCAACTCATTTGCCACTATTCAAGTATCAGGTGATAATATTACAGGTGGAAATGGACAACCATCAAATTCTGCACAATTATATATAGGTTTAACTTATTTGACTTCATAATATTTTATAAGGAGAAAACAATGGCAATAACAAAAGAAATAAAGGTAGAAAAAATAGAGGTAGTTGGACAATACAAAGCTGTTCAAATCGCTACAGATACTATCATCAAAGAGGATGACAAAGAAATATCTCGTAGTAGAAGTAGACACGTTGTACACCCTGATATGGATATATCTGGCGAGGATGCAGAAGTGCAAGCAGTAGCTAATGCTGTATGGACTGACGCTGTAAAATCTGCATGGGCAGATTTCAAAGCTAATCAAACTATCTAATGGAACAAGAAAACAGAGAAGCTATTATCCGTATAGAGGGTAAGCTAGAACTGTTAGATCAAAAACTAACAACTCTTAAAGATAATCACTTATGTCATATTGAAAAAGATATGAGACAACTTGTGATCTCAGATACTCATTCGCCTTACCATCATCCTGATTTAATACCTTTTTTAAAATCAATTAAAAAAAAATATAAGCCTGATAGAATAGTTCACATTGGAGATGAAACAGATAAACATGGTTTAAATTTTCATGGACAAGATCCTGACTTGCCAAGTGCAGGTGATGAACTTTACGAGGCTAGAGAAACAATACACCAAATAGAAAAACTGTGGAGCAATGTAGACTTACTACATTCTAATCATGGTAGCCTTGCATACAGAAGAGCTTTTAAGGCTGGCTTACCTAAAGCATACATAAGAGATTACAACCAAGTTTTAGAAGTAGGCAAAGGTTGGAAATGGCATAACGAACTTACTATCCGATTGCCAGATGGTAATGACGTACACTTTCATCATGGTAAATCTGCAAACATAATGGCAGTAGGACAGAAACAAGGCACTTGTTATGTGCAAGGTCATTTTCATACCAAGTATGGCATATCGTATTGGGGCAACCCCAACAGCCTTCTATGGTGTATGCAGGTCGGTTGTTTAATCGACAAAGACGCACTGGCTTTCGCTTACGACAAAGTATTTAAAGACAGACCGATCATTGGTTGTGGTATTATTATAGACAGTCAACCAAAATTGTTACCAATGGTGTTGAACAAAGGTGGAAGATGGAATAAAGTGTGTCCGTGAAGACACTAAATAAACAAATAAAAGGCGATCATTACAAAAAATTTATCATACAACCAGCAGAGTTTATAAATATTAATAATCTACCGTATGCAGAGGGTAATGTAATAAAATATGTTTGTAGGCACAAATACAAGGGTAAAAAGGAAGATATAGAAAAAGCTATACATTACCTGGAAATGATAATAGAAAGAGATTATGAGTAACGTGGTGCGAATGGATATTCCAAATAGGATGAGATCCGTAAATGTTCGTATGATAATAGACGATATGCCTATTGTTGCTACACTAGATCACATTATCTCAAAAACTGGCATAACACCAGTTGCGATATGGGTCAAAACAAAGAAATCAGAGTCAACATTAGATAGAGAGCTACGCAGCTCTGGTAAAGCTGTATCTTTACTTCTACAGTATGGATGCTCATTAAAAGAAATTTCAGAAACATTTACTAGAGATAGCATTATCGGTTCTGTTGTTTGGTATTTACACAAAGAAATAGAAGATATTTTACAAGGAAATCAACCTGACAAACTACCTAAATTATCTACACAACCGTCAGGATATACGATCAAATGAACGATATTAAAGAACGCATCAAAGGGCATGAAGGTTATCGACTAGAACCGTACTTATGCACAGAAGGACATAAGACTGGTGGTTACGGACATAAGATATTAGACGGTGAAGAAATACCAACAACGCAAGATGGTTGGGAAAAATTATTCGATCAAGATTTTACAAAAGCACATGATGGTGCAACAACTCTTATATATGAACATCTAACTGGTACAGACTTTTCTGCGTTAGATGATAAGAAGAAATATATCGTGGAAGGAGTTTTGACTGAGATGTGTTTTCAACTTGGTCAAAGTGGGGTAAGAAAATTTCGCAAAATGTTTACAGCACTAAGCAAATGCGATTTTAAAGAAGCTGGTTCACAGATGAGAGACAGCTTATGGCATAAACAAACACCTGCTCGTTGTATAGAGCTTAGCCATATCATACAAAATTTATAAGGATATATATGTTACAAATGTTAATCAAACCACTCTTAGGAGTGGCTAGTGATGCTATTGGTGGTTACATGCAAACCAAAAAAGCAAAAGCAGAACAAAAACTAACTGCAATCAAAGCAGAGACAGAACTGAAAAAGAAACAAATCGCAGGAGAGATAGACTGGGATGTTGAAGCTATCAAAGGTAGCAGAGAATCCTGGAAAGACGAATATTTAACCATCCTGTTCTCAATACCCTTGTTGCTCTGCTTTTTACCGTTTACTGTAGA